AAAACTCACCCATCGCGCTGTCGGTGTGCCCGGACGCGCTTTCGAGATCCTTGAGCTTGACGACCGACTTGTCGATCTCGAAGTGGAAGTCGGAGAAATCCGCCGTCATCACGCCCGAGAGTTGCGCCATTAGGCCGCCTCCCGTTCCTTCGCGGCGTGTTCGATCAGCACGTCATACACTTCGCGCGGCAACGCCCGCACGTCGTCGTAACTCATGCCCATCAGTTTGCAGAGGGCTAACGTGGTCATGATGCGAGCGCGGGTATCGGGGTTGTTTTTTTTTCCTCGACGCTGCGCCGGTTCGCCCGGAGATGCGGCGCGAGCGCCTCGACGATCTCGTCCATCGTCGCCGTGTCGAGATTGCGCAACGTCGCGCGGCGTTCGTCGATCGATTGTATGGGGCTATAGGGAATCGGCTCGTTGCCCGCGCCGACGAACGACCAGCCGACGAGATACGCGAGGATCACCGGCAGCGTGCGCGGGGGCGGTTCGGCTTCGAGGTCGAGCCCTTCGCCCGCGTTGAGTTCTTTTTTCACCGTAATAAAGTCGCCGTCCGAGAGCGGCAGCCGCACTGACTCGGGCGTGACCATCCGACAGCGGCCCATGACTCGCCTCCTATTGCTCCGGGGATCCCAGTCGCGCCCAGAGATTCGTCTCGCCGATCGAAATCTCGTGGACGGGCCACGCCCAGAACCCGCCCGCCCGTGGTGCCGTGAAGAGGAGCGGGCGCTGCCGGGCTTGGAATTTATCGACGTGCGCGATCGTCGCGGTCAGCGTCCACACGGGATCAGCCTGCGATCGGGCCACGCGCCACGATCGCAAGTCGACGGCGACGCCATAGCCCCAGAGGATCGCCCCTGCGGTGCCCGTGACTGTGAGCGAATCGAACACACGCGCCTACGCGTGTATGCCCGCGACCCACGCCGTGCCGTTCCAGTTGCAGGTGCTCGCGTCGCCCAGCCGCATGTATTGGCCCGTGACCCAGTTCGTCGCGGGGTTCGCCGTCTTCCCCGTCATCGCGGCGAGATTCGCGGGGGCGGCGGCGCCCGCTGGCGTGAACGTGCCGGGCGTGCCCGCCGTGGCGCCCGTGGCCACCACCACCGGTTTCATCGCGAAGGCGCCGGCCGCCTTCCACGAGCCCGAGACTTTCGGCGCCTGCAGACTCGCATCGATACTCGCGTCCATGTAGGCGAGGCCCGACCACGCGTAGGTCGGTTCCGTGCTGTTCGGCACGAGTTCGAGCAAGCCCGGGGTCGTCGCTTCGGCCGCCTTGAAGAGCGCGAGTTCTTGAGAATTCCAGAATCCAGACAGGCTGCCTTCGCTATTGCGGAGGCCCGGCACGTAGACCCGGTTTGTGTCTTGGAAGCAGGTCACGTCTTCATACTCGGTGCTGAAGTCGCCCTGCCAGGCGTTCAACGAGATAATCGGGACCGCCGTCACGCCCGCCTGATCCCACTTCACCTGCCCATAGCGCCCCGTTAAAATAGCCATCGCTGCACCCTCTCTCTTGTCGTTAACGCGCCGTTAAGGACTTACGCCGCTTCCTCGTGCTTCGCGATCAGTCCCACGGATTCCAGCAACACGGCGAGCTTCTGATACATCCAGCGGCGATGCCGGATCATCGTCGGCACAAACACGGGCCGCGGGACGCCCTTGACGCCAAACATCGTCCCGCGCGACCACTTCTTTCTCGTTTCGCGCGGCTTGAGTTTCCAGCCGTTCTCATGCCACCACGCATGCGGCGACGTGCTCCGTACTTGCGCCGCCACGGCGAAGGCGCCGACTTCAATCGGGAACACCTTCACGCCCTTTTTCAACTGGCCCGGCGGAATCTTCCGCCCATTTTTCGAGGTGCCCGGCCCGGTCGGATACTGGCTGCGCACGTCCTCGGCAGCGGCATAGGCGGTATCGAGCACAATCTGCGTCGCCTGGCCTTTGAGTTCCGCCGGCAGGTTGGCGAGCGCGTGCTTCAATTCGGCGATGCCTTGGATCGTGAGCGTGGTTTGGATCGGCATCACATCACCAGCGGCACCGCGTGGCAGGCCATCTCGACGCCCCGCATGTCGACATTCTCCACGCTCGTGATCGCGAACGTTTGACTCCCGAACACCATGCGCGTCTTTGTCGTGATGCCCGGGTGAAAATCGCCGCGCACGAGATACGAGGCGGAACTAATCGGCGTGCCCGCCACGGGCTCGATGAACACGCCGATGTCATCCCCGGTGAGTTGCGACAAGCTGACATACCACGTCGCCGGAACCAGATCGGTCCACGTGCCCGCCGGCCCGGGGTTTTGCAACGTCACGGCATGGCGCCAATCCCCGCGTGCCATCAGGCCACCGTGGGATCGCGATACGCCGCGAGCAGGGCGTAGATTTTCGGCCACACGTCCGGCTGCGATCCGTCGCCGCGATCCTCATAGAGAAACGCGGTGAGCATGTGGATCGCATGCGTGACGGCCGCTGGGGCCGTCGCGGCGGTCCACGTCGGATCGGCCGCGATCGCGAGATACCCGAGGATCGCTTCCTGCGCCGTGGCGAGCTTCTGCGTGATGTCGGCGTCGTGCGCGGTGCCGGTGATGCGCAGATGCACCTTCGCCTGGTCGACCGTCCACAGCGCCGGCAGCGTCACGCGCGAAAATTCGAGCGTCACGCGGGCACCTCTTCGTCATCAGGCGCCGGTGTCGACTCCGGTGCGGCCGGCACACTCGGCGGATCCCGTTTCGCCAAGGTTGACAACGGCCAGTCCTGCTGCTGGCGATAGGGCGTCTCGCCGCCGGGCACGGGGCCGAGACCGAACCATTCCGAGCGGGCTTCGTTCGGCGACAGCACGCCCGCGCTCGTCGCGGTCTGCGCCGCTTGCACACGGCTCATCGTGTCCATCCAAATCAAGAGCGTGTCGTCGAATTCGAGCGTGAGATAGGACGGCAGGTCGAGGCCCTCGCCGAGACACGTCGCGATCGAGACGAGATGCGGTTCGAGACACTGCGACTTGTATTGGAGCTGCGAGGCCTCGGCGTTCGCGTAGGGCGGCTGCTTGCTGCTGTTCAGGATGCTGATCGGCATCCCGAGCACTTCGCAGATTTTCTCTTCCGTCCAGCCGAGCTGTTCGATCACTTGCGCATCGACGGCCGAGGTCGACACGGATTCATACTTCATCCCGAGTTCGGCGATCAGGATCTCGCCGCTCTTGAAGTTCGCGGCATCGGTCTTCAAGCGGGCCGCCGAGAGCGGATCCAGTTTCGTCGGCGCGATCAACACGCCCGAGGGCCGCGCACCTTTCGCGAAGAACGTCGTGCTGTTATCGGAGATCGCTTTCGCTTGCGCAATCGCACCACTGAGGGCCGTCAGCGGCGAGATCCCGCACAGCGGGTGATAGAGGCAGTTCCAGCGATCGTGAATGAGTTCCCGCGCGGGAATGACGAGCGGCTGCGTCTGCTCCGGCATGCCCGCGAGTTCGTTCGATTGCAGTTCGTAATACACGCTGCCATCGGGCGCCGTCAGCACTTTTACACGCGCGGGATCGAGGCGATGCAGCTCGTTCACGACCCCGCGGTCGTCGCGATGTTTCAGGAGATAGGCGTTGCCCCAGAGCAGCTTGTCGAGCACCCACTGCTCGATAAACTGCTGCGCCGTCTGGTAGTGGTTCGGACGGCGCAGTACGGGGGAATACGCAGGGTTGCTCGTCTCGGACCAGAAGCCGTTGCGGTCGCGTTCGAGTAGGAGCGGCGGCGCGATCTTGCTGATGTCCTGACTAATGCGCGAGACGGCGCCGAACACGCTGGGATTGCCCAGCGCGGATTCGGTCGTGAGCGGATCGTTATTTTGCCACGCGCCCGTGTAGGGCTCGCGCACGATCGGCCACCACGATCCACTCCCGCCCCCCGCCGGTTGCAGGAGCTGCGCGAGGCGGCCGCGCACCGTCGTCAAAACGCTCATCGGCTCAGACCGTCTCGTCTTCGCCGAACGTCACCCCCGTTGGCGCCGGCCACGCCGCCGCGGTCAGGTATTTCACGGCGTTCGCGTTCGCCTTTTTCCAGTTGATGAACCGCTCCGCGCGGAGCGCGACACAGTTCGCCTGGAACATCGAGACATACACGGTCGTCGCATCGACCGGCGACATGGGCGCCGAATCCATCTGCAGCGAGGCTTCGCTGGAGGCGTCGATCGTCACGCCCCCATCATCGGCGTAGAAGACCAGCGAGGGCTGGAGCGCGATCACTTTCGTCGTCACGGTGTTGCTGACGATGAACGTGAGGCCCTTCCACGTGCCCCCGGCGACCCCGATGCCCGGGAACTGGGGCGAGCCGTCGCTGTAGGTCTTGAACGACAGCGCCATCGCGTTCGCCGGCGACATGATGAACGTGAGGCCGTCGACCGGAATGTTGTTCGTCGAGAAGTGACTGATGAGCCCGAGAATATCGGCCAGCGGATTCGCCGTCGCCGCCGCGGTCGGCGCACCGTTCGTGATCGACGCCGGATTCACGCCGGCCACCGCCGCCACGGCCGGGTCGGTGAACTGCGCATCGATGAAGCGGGCGATCCCGGCCACCATATCGCGCCGGACCACGTCTTCCGCCTTCGGGCTGCTGAGTTTGATCAGTTCCTGCGTCAGCACAATGATCCCGGCGATCTTCGACCAGTCGAGCGTGAGGGACGCGAACGCGAGGGCACTCACCGGCTTGGGTTTCGTTTCCCCCACCCAGTTGTAGGTCCCGCCGCCGGTCTGTTGCGGGATCTTCGTGTTGAACGGCACGCTGTAGAGGCCGGGGATTTTGTCGACAATCGTCGCCGCGCGGAGCAGCTCGACAAACTCCTTCGAGATGTTCGGTTGCACGAGCGGGCTCGCCCAGGTCGCATCGGTTGCGGTGCCGGCGGCCACGGCCGCCTTGAGCGCGAGCGCGACTTCGGGCGTGCTGTCGTTCCAGCGTTGCGCGTAGTCGTAGGCGCTGGTGCTGAACTGTTTGCACGCGAGCTGGGCACACACGTAGCGGACAAACGCGGTGCCCTGCGGCAGGTTCGATTTCACCGAGACGTGCGCATAGGGCGACGTGACGGCGGTCGCTTTCGTCATCTGCACCGCCTCCATGTCGCGCCAGCGGGCCTCATCAAGCTCGCAGTTCTTGATTTGCAGCTTGAGGCCGTCCACGGTCGCGGCCGTCGACTCATCGAGTGTGCCGCCCGCCGGGGCGCTCTCCATCAGGTTCCGCATCTGCAGCCCGAGATCCGCCCGTGTTTGCGTGAGTCCCTGAATGCGTTCGGCAATCGTCATGGTGCTGCGCTCCTTCGAAAGTGATTTGACGGTCAGGATAGAGGCCGACGCATTGGCCGGAATGGTGACGAGACTGAGTTCGCAGATTTCGCTGCGGGTGATCCGGCGTGTGCCGTTCTTCAGCCGTTCGAGGCCGCCCTCCAGGACGCGATGCCCGATCGAGACGCCCGTGATCACGCCGGCTTTGATCGACTGCCACGCCTCGTCGACGCGCGTCTTGAACGGCCCGGGCTCGTCGACCTCGGGGATCGTGGCTTCAAACAGGATCCCCTCGGGCGTGCGGGTCAGCGTGACGCGGCCGATCGGTTGCTTGGGGTCGTGATGGAAGAGCAGCGGCAGTGACTCGCGAAACGTCGCGCCGGCGGGATCGAAGCTGTCGCCCTGGCGATCGAGTTCGGGTGTGGAGGCGATGCCGCTGAACGTGCGCTGCGCGGGGGCGATGGATTTGATCGCGAGCAGGGCGTAGGCGCGATCCATCGGCGCCCGATAGTAGGGCCGGTGCCCGACCGCGAGCGTGGATTATTTAATCTGCTTTTGGAGTAAGTCCCGCACGAGCGCGGACACGCTCACGTCCCGTGCCTTCGCGGCTTTACAGAGTTTCTCAAAATCCGAGACGGGCAGCCACGTGGCGACGTTGGCCCCCGGTTCCCCACGGAGGGGGCGCTGACTCTTTGGCGGGGGCTTCGGCGACTCGTCCGTCATCCGACCACCTGCAACGTGTAGACGGGATCGCGTGTGGCGTTATTACGGTCCATCAGGTCGACCGCCATGACGAGCGCGACCACGCCGTCGATCCGTTCCGTACTGGCGACTTTCGAGGGCTTCAAGTTGCCGGCGGCATCCGCCTCGACGGCGACATTGCTGACGTTCCAGCGCAAGACGGGATCGCCATCGTGGCGCAGCTGCCGCGCGAGGATCGCCTTCTCGAGGGATTTCGTCGGCGCCGACAGCGAGCCGAAGCCTTGCCGCATCGGCACGCACACGAGCCCGTCCTGCTGCTCGAGGCGCGAGACGAGATCCGTGCTGTTCCACGGGTCGAAGGCAATCATCTGCACGTCGAATTCGGCCGCCCAGGCGATCAGCGTCGCCCGCACGACTTCATAGTCGACCGTCGCCCCCGGCATCGTCGTAATCTGCCCCGCCCGCTGCCAGTCATCGTAGGGCACATGATCGCGCCGACTTCGCGCGGCGATCGACTCATGCGGGATAAAGCACCGCGCCAGCACGTCAAACCCGTCGTCGCGCGGGAACACGGCGACGAGCGCCGTCAAATCTTTCGTCGAGCTGAGATCCATGCCCACATAACAGCGCCGCTTCGCGAGGGACGCGCGGTCGATCGGCCCCTGGCAGGCATCCCATTCCGTCATCGCGATCCAGCGGCTGTTTTGTTCGGTCCACTGATTCAAAAACAGCCGGCGAAAATTATTCTCTTGCGCGGGGATCTCTTTCGCGCGGGCGGCGAGAATCTGCAGTTCTTCCAGGCTGCGAAAATCGCCCAGGGCGGGGTTCGCTTTCTTCCACACGCGGCGACTCGTCCAGTCGGCGTCGATCGGTGCCTCATACAGAATCGGCAGGAACGACGGATCAAGGGAGGGCTTTTCTTCGACTTTTTTCGCGTGCGCGTAGAGTTCCCAGAGAATCGAATGCCGATCGAACCCGGCCGTCGAAATCACCAGCAGCAACGGTTGCTGACGTGCGCCCATCGAGGTCGACAGCACGTCATACAGCCGGCGATCCGGCGCCGCGTGCAGCTCGTCGTAAATCACCATCGACGCATTGAACCCGTGCTTGCTATACGCCTCCGCACTGATCGCGCGGTAAAAGCTCGCGCTCTGCTCGTGCACAATGCGCTTCTGCGAATCGACGATGTAACAGGCCTGCGCCAGCGTCGGATCGTTCCGGATCATCTGCGCCGCCACGCCAAACACGAGCCCCGCCTGGTCCCGATCCGCCCCCGCCGAATACACTTCCGCGCCGACTTCCCCGTCGGCGAGTAACCCGTAGAGGGCAATCGCCGCCGCCAGTTCGCTCTTCCCATTCTTGCGTGGGAGCATCAGCAGGCACGTCCGATACTGCCGCAGCCCGTCCTTGCGTTTTTTGAACAGCTTCTTGAGGATCGCGATCTGCCAGGGACGGAGATGGAAGGGTTGCCCGCCGAACTTCCCCTTCGTATGCGTGAGGCTGTTGATGAACGCGATCGGGTCACGAGGGGGAAACGGCCCCTGCTGTTGCCCCCCTTTCCGCGTCGGTGAATTCCGGTTCCAGCCGCCGCCGCTCCGCCGTTTAGCTGGGATCTCCCCGGGATTAGGCATCAGACTCATTAGCGTTTGCTGCACGTCATGCCCGGGTGCCTCTTT